GGGTATCTTTGACCGCTTCCTTGGGCGTAAAGCCGCAGCCAACCCGACACAGGCACTACCGTTGCCGTTGTCTCAGTCTAGGGACATCTACCTAACCGGGTACGGCTCTGGTCAGCTGCAAACACTCCTGCGCCGGGCGCTCCCTGGAAGCAACAAAGACTGGTCAAGGGTAGCCGGTGACTTAGGCCTAAACGGTGTCGTAGCATCAGCGATTGATTGGTATGTGCGGAACTACCCACAGGCAACACCACGCTACTATCGTCCAGTAGACAGTCAGCAGGCAGAACCGGTAGAAGAACACCCGGTACTACAGCTTATGGCTCAACCGGATCCAATGATTATGGGTAGCCTTTTCTGGGGCTGGGTGATTCAAGACTACAAACTATTCGGGAACACCTACCTGAGAAAGATTCGATCTACTACCCGTGGCACGGTGACCGCTCTACAGTTCCTACCGCAGGACATGGTTAGACCGGTAGGCAATGGCACGAACCCGCTAACCCATTACGTTTACACCACGGACGGCCGCTCTTTCGACATCCCGGTTTCTGACATGATCCACATCCGGTATGGCAGAGACCCAAGCGACATCCGCTTAGGCCGTGCGCCTCTTGCAGCTGTACTGCGCGAGATTGCTACCGACAACACCGCAAGCACTACCGCTTATGGCTTGCTGGCTAACGGTGCTATGCCTAGTCTTATCGTCGGGCCTGATGCCAAAGAGACAACCGTTGACATGTCTATGGATGATGCTCGGCAGGTCAAGCGCCAACTACACGAAGACCTAACCGGGGATGGTTCCGGCGGTATCGTTGTTATGACCGGTGCCTACAAGATGGATAGGGTTAGCCTTACTCCTTCCGAGCTTGCCCTAGACTCTGTGAGGCGTGTACCGGAAGAGCGTATCTGTTCAACCCTTGGTATAAACCCGATGGTACTAGGGCTTGGGTCAGGGCTTGAGCGGTCTACATACAGTAATTACGAGAGAGCGCAACAGGCGGCTTGGGAAGACGGAATGGTTCCTTTGCTCCGTACTCTTGCTGACGCTATCACCGCTGACCTCCTGCCAGAATACCCTGAGACACAGCAGGGCGATTATGTCATGTACGACCTTGAAACGGTCAGGGCGCTTGCTGACGATATGCAAGCGGAAGCCTTGCGGGCGGAGAAACTTTACAAGGCGGGCATTATTGATCGGGCTGAAGCTAAGCGCATAGCAGGCCTTGAAGCCGTGCCGGAAGATGAAGGGCAGCTACACCCAACGGCAATCCCGGTACAAAGCACCGGCGGCTTTGATAGTGCCGCAGTGCGATCGTATGAGATGAAGTTCCGCCCAACTGAAGCAATGCGGACAGCGGCACAAAGGGCGCTTGACTGGAAGGCTGAAGGCTTTGACGGCGGGACGCGGGTAGGCTTGGCACGGGCTAATCAAATCGTCAACGGGGAGCAACTTTCCGAAGATACGATACTGCGGATGTACTCGTTCTTTTCCCGCCATGAGGTCGATAAGAAGGCTGAAGGGTTCAACGCTGGTGAAGACGGCTTTCCTTCACCCGGCAGAGTAGCCTGGGACTTGTGGGGCGGTGATGCTGGTTTCCGCTGGGCAACATCCAAGCGGGACGCAATGCAGCCTGACGGCAAGAGCCTTGACGGTGACCACGTCTGCACTCCGGGGGTAGTGTACAAGTCTCACCCTTTTTACGGGTACGAGCTGGAGCCACTACCAAACGAGTAGATGATGGCACCGCTCGTATATATGCCGCTAGCCAGAAGTTTAGAAACGACCTGCTGGAGCGTGAAGGCGTAGCCATAAGCCGAATGCAGAGAGCGTACAAAGCCGCAACCAAGGCAAGCATCGATGAACTGGAAGCGCTGGAAGGTCGTATCCAAGATCGCCTTGACAACGGTGAAGACCCAAGCGACACCATACTCTGGATGCGTCAGCGCATCATTGACAACATCGAGGAACTAGGAAAGAACCTCAAAAAGTTTAGCGTAGAAGGGGCAGTGATAACCGCAGATGGTCAACTCCAAAGCGCAATACTTGCTAATGATGCAACGCAGAGCCTTGTGGAAACGGCAGCGGGTAAAAAGCCCGCAGGCGTTACCCTTGGTACTTCATGGACAAACTTACCTGATGAACAACTCCAAGCCTTTGTCGGGTTCGCAGGCGATGGTAGCCCTCTGGCTATCCTATTCGACTCAATCCCACAAGTAACCACCGATGCCATGCAGATGGCTTTGGTACAGGGCATCAGCCTTGGTGAAGGCCCACGAACGGTAGCACGGCGGGTAAGGCGGGCAGCAGACATCGGGCGCTACCGAGCAGAGACCATTGCGCGTACTGAGATGATCCGAAGCGCAAGGGAAGCCCAGCGGCAACTCTATACGCAGAACCCAGCGGTACAAGGTTACCGACGGCAAGCCACGCAGGACAGCCGGGTATGTCTGGCTTGCTTGGCTTTGTCCGGTACGCTTTCCGCCACCGATGAGATTATGCCAAGCCACCCGAACTGCCGTTGTGTCATGGTTCCGGTAACGATGTCATGGGCGGAGATTACCGGGGACAGTAGCATCCCGGATACACGACCTCCGGTAGCAACACCTGAACGTATCCTTGCTGGTCTGTCGGAGTCTGACAAGTTGGCTATCATGGGCGCTTCACGCTATGCCCTTTACGCTGAGGGGTTGCCACTGAGTGACATGGTTACCGTGGTACCGAATGCCGACTGGGGGCCTACTACACGGGTACGCCCACTCAAAGAGTTAGAAGGCTACGAACCGGATCTAACGACATACCTATGAAAATGACCGTGTGGGATACTTACACCATGGACGTGCTAACAAGTAGTGTAGACGGCATCAAGAGCGACAGGCTCGGTTATGTCAAAGGTTATCTAGTGCGCTTTGGCGATACCAAGACCGCTGACCTTGAGGGTGACTACTTCACCAAGTCAACCGACTATGGATTCCCGATGGAATCCGGCAAGCGCGTACCTTTGAACGTCTACTATCACCACGGTATGGATCAGATGGTAGGGAAGAAGTCTATCGGTACTGGCTACATCAAGATGGATGAAACCGGCTTGTGGTACGAAGCGCAGCTAGACTTAGCCGACGAATACGGCAGCATGATTGCCAAGCTCTGCAAGCAAGGCAAGATGGGTTTTAGTTCCGGTGCCGCTGCTCACTTGGTTGAGCGCAAGAGCATGGGCGGTGCCGCTGAGATTACACGGTGGCCTATTGCTGAGGCAAGCATTACCCCGACACCTGCCGAGTATCGGAACTCGGTAAAGAGCCTTGAGGAGTATTACGGCATGGGCGAGATGGATGACATGGAAGAAGAAGAGATGGTTATGGCTCCAATGCCTGAGCAATCAGCCGCCGAGTATGCCGCTGAGATATTCAAGGAAGCCGAAGGCGAACTTATCCACGAAGGGCTAGAAGCCTACTGGGATGCGCTTTCCGGTGCCATGGAAGTAATCGAAAGCCAAGACATGGCGGATGCCCTGATTGATGCTTTCGCGCAACGTGCAAAAGGCTTGTATGCCATGCACGGTGCCAAGTGTATTCACCCCGCTTCACTGCGTGGTGTTGAACGTCGGCTGCGGGATGCAGTCGGTCTTAGCCGGTCAAGCGCAAAGCGCCTTGCCCCTGTAGTCTGGGATTCTCTGCGGGACGCAGACCAGCCAGAGACGCAACCGGAACTCGTAGTCGAGGCGAAAGCCCATGATAATGACGAACGCCAGGAACTACTGGCGCGTCTGGAGTTGCTTACACAACTATGACAATCGAACAAATGCAAGCCAAGCGTGAGACGCTTCTGGCTACTGCTCGTGAACTCGCATCCGGTGATGGTGACCTTTCGCAAGTCAAGTCCATCATGGCAGAATCTAACAGCATCCAAGAGCGTATCGAGACCATCAAGAGCCTCGGCGCTTCCGCTCCTGTCGCTACACCTGAAGTAGACGCGAAGCCTTGGAAAAGTGGTATCAACGTACAGAAGAATCCATTCGGTGGATCCGCTGATGAGCGTAACCAAAAGGCTTATGTCTTTGGGCAGTTCGCTCGCCACTTGGCCGGTGTAAAGTCTGCCACAAAGTGGCTTCAGTCCAATGGACATATGAAGGCTCAGGTAGAAGGCACAACGACCGCTGGTGGTTTTACTGTTCCGGATATCGTTTCAAGTGACCTTATCTATCTCCGTGAAATGTACGGTGTTGCTCGCCGCAACTCCCGTATCTACCCGATGTCCTCGGATACCCTTTTGGTTCCATCGGCAACCGGTAGCACCACGGTCTACTACGCTTCCGAAGCAACGGCAATCACCGATTCCCAGCTGACCTTTGCACAGGTTTCCCTGAGCGCAAAGAAACTTGCGGTGCTTACGATTGCATCTAAGGAACTCGGCGAAGATACGGTTATTGACCTCGGCGCATCCCTTGCCCGTGACATGGCTTACGCCATTGCCAAGGAAGAGGATAACGCTTGTTTCAACGGTGACGGAACATCTACCTACGGAAGCATCACAGGTATCCTTCAGGCTGTCTATGGCTTGAGTGGTACAAAGACCAGCATCGCAGGTGCTGTCCTTGGCCCTGTGCTTACCGGTGCAAGCTTTGCTAACTTTACGTTGGCGAACTTTCAGGCGATGGTTGCAAAGTTGCCAACGTACGCAGACAATGCCAAGTGGTATATGCACAAAGACCTGTTCTTCAACGGTGTTGCAGACAAGTTGATTGCCTTGGGTGGTAACGCCATCCTCGACATCCAGAACGCATACACGACTGCTCCTACCCTCTTTGGTTATCCAATCGAGTGGGTGCAGAATATGCCTAAGGCTCCAGCTGCAACCACTCCGGTTGCTATCCTTGGTGACCTTAGCAAGGGTGTTGCTTTCGGTGATCGCCGTGCAATGACCGTCGAAGTTTCTGACCAAGTCAAGTTCGTCGAGGACGCTCTTACCTACAAGGCTACAGAGCGCTTTGCTTTCAACGCGCACGATGTCGGAAACGTCAATGCAACCGCATCCCTCAAGGTGCCAGGTTCGCTTATCGTCTTGGCAACCACAACCGCTTCCTAAGCGGCGCCACTCAATCAAGCCCTCGGCAGACGTGCCGGGGGTTTTTCTTTGTGTGGGATACTTACACCATGATGACCAGAGCCGAGGCGATTGCACAGGTAAGCCTTTTTGTGTCTGCCCAGTCCTACCCGCAGATGTCTACAACCGACATCGGCTCAATCCTTGATTCTTTCTCCCGCTTCACGACTTGGACAGCGGCAACCACATATGCCGTCGGTGACCGTGTAGTCCCTACAACGCCCAACGGCAGGGTATACGAGGCACGAGTAGCCGGTACCTCAGGTGCTACACAACCAGACTTCCCCTTCTATTCACCTTACCAAGTCAAGGGCTTTACCTTGGAAGATGGAAGCGGTGACCCTACCCTGATGTGGGTAGACCAAGGCCCGATTAACGTCGAAAGATACGATGTACGCACGGCAACCCGGCAAGCGTGGCTAATCAAGGCATCACGGGTAGCGGCAGACATCGATGCCAAGGAAGGCACCTCCGATGTGAAGCTTTCCCAACTGATGCAACATTGTCTAACGATGGCTGAGAAGTTTAGACCGGTGGCTTTCGCATGAGCCCTATCCTGCGCCAGACCATACAGGCAGGAATGGTGCGTAACCTTTGCCAAGACCGTGTAGAGGTACACCGCTTCACCTTGAGCGAAGATGGTCGCGGCGGTGCTACTGAGACATGGCGTAAGGTTGCTGAATACCCTGCACGGGTTACTAACCAGAGTGACACAGAATCGATTGTTGGTGGAGCGATAGCATCATCAGCGCAATGGACGCTTATAGTGGCCGTTGCAGCTGATGTGATGCCTCAAGACCGTGTGTACCTTGTCGGTGATGATTCCCGATACTTTGATGTCATCGGTACTGACTTTGGACAGACCGAACTTTTAGTACAGCATTGCGGATTGGTGGAGCGTGTAGCATGACGGCTGAGATGTGGATTCAAGTGGGCATACAGGTAATGACCACCGTAATAAGCATTGGCACTGCATGGGTTGCCATACAGGTACGCTTAACACGCCTAGAGACTCAGGTTGCACACATCGTCAATACCCTTGATGGACAACAGCAAGAAGTCCGCAGGATAGAACAACGGCTCGGTAAACTCGAAAACAAGGTCAGCGCACTGGAGGCGGTAATACAAAGATGAACGGAATATCAATCTCAAGGCTGGTCGTGGTTGTCTTGATCGCCTTTGTGGCTTCCTTTAGCACGGTCTTTGGTGATGGGGTTCGTACGGCTGAAGCAGACACGCTCGCCGAGCTTGGCGCAGTGATGGCACTGTACGGAAGCAAGGCTGTAGCGGCTGGTGTCTCCTCTGCGGTGTCATCTGTGCTGGCTTTCTTGACGATGCCTTTTAAGGGTACGGACATGAACGCGCTTAAGGTGGGCAAATGAACCTCCAAAATTACAGGCTGGAGCCTAATCCTAACAGCCCAGGTGATTGGATTGTCTTTGGTGACATAACCGATGATGCTGGGAATATTCTCGGCACGTTTGGCGAGAATGGGACATCCGTTTTTGGTTGGTGGGTTACACAAGATGCTGTTTTTCAACAGTTCTACAGCAATCAGTTTGCAGTCATTATGGCGCAGGAAATTGTAGCGGGGACGGCTGAATAATGGCAACTTATTACGTTCGGCAGGACGGCAACGACAGTAATACCGGCTTAGGGTCTACGACTGCACTTGCGTGGCGCACCATTCAAAAAGCACTCGGAGCCACAGGTATTGGCTCTGGTGATACGGTCTACATCGCTCCCGGTCATTACAATGAAACCGTTACAATTGGTGGTACTTATTCCGCTGAAACCCAGATTATCGGAGATCCAACAGCATCACAGTTTCTAGGTGTAAATGCAGGTTTTGTAAGACATAGTCAATACGCAGCTACTAACAATACTGCAACAAACTTGACGCAACTAATTGTTGGAGTCAGTAAGAACTTTTTACATTTCAGGAATATTTATTTTGAAACTGCATCACAATCTAGTGTAAGTAACTTCACAATTTCTGGACGTAACAATAAACTTACATCTTGTGTTTTTGTCAACAACTTGCAAAATTCATCACTGACATCAGATATAGACTTATCCGGCGTTGCTGGTCAAAATCTAAACGCACAAATTAATAATTGTATTTTTTATGGAACTAGGTATGTTTCATTAACTGGAACGACTGCTTCAGGTGATGCTTCATCAATCACAAATTCAGCATTTCTAAACATCAGAACAGAATCAATATCTATATTCCAAGTTACATGCAGTCTATATAACTGTTTGGTTTTAGGCGGTACGGTTGGATTACGAAATTATTCTGGAACTACAACGACAATGCGTAACTGCATTATTAGCAACTGTACAACAGGTATAAGTAATCAAGGCACTCTTAACGGAGAC